CAACGTCTGCCCCTGTTGGTAGATAAAGAACGAAAACAGCGAAAGAGCGGCCGCATACGGCGTATCCTCAGACGGAAACGGAGTCGGCACGGATAGCTCGGGCAACGTCCGCAAATCAACATTCGGTGGATATTGCAGATACCTCGTTTCGTGAAGGTTGCAATTCTGCGCCGGAATGAATGCCGCAATGTCCAGGACCTTCTGGCGCGTCAGCGGATGCCACGCCCTCACGCGGTAGTACGAATAGACCGGCGCCCCTTCGTTCGCTACGAGAGAAAGTACAAGCGAACCCGCATCATCAGTGTGTCCGTCAACCAAGTGGCGCTTCGGGATAACCAGGTCAGTCAGCACATCGGGCGTGATGAGCTGCGCTTTGACGTATGCGCCCGCGACGGGCGAGCCCATCAGGTATGTGAGATTGATGGTGACGTTTGGCACTTAGCCGAAGCTCCGCGTCTCAACGCGCAGCGACTTGACAGTATTTCCGCGCAGGGTCATAGAAAGCGCGTCTGCAATGGCGTTACCGAAGTCGCGCTCGTACACCGGCACAGCTTCACGGTCGCTCCACGGCTTGTTGGGGATCTTCTTGAGTCTCGCCAATGTCCCGGCCGCAATGCCTTCGCGCCATCCGTCCAACACGTCGCCGCAGGTTGTCGCTGAATGCGTTGGGCGCAGGGCCGCGAGAATGATGATCGTGTCCTCGTCGTCGGCAACAGGAACGGGGTAGACGCGAATGCTTGATGCGCTGGGAATGATGACCGATACGTTTCCGCCGCTCACATTGCGCCAGTCAGTAGCGTGAAAGTCCATTTCTCGCGCCGTCGTCAAGGGAACAGGTCGCCCGGCATATGTTGCGGACAGAATGCGCGCCACTTCAGAGTCGGGCGGCGTGTCCATGTCGTACTCTGGAAAGCCTTCGAGCGGCGCAATCGGATCAAGCGTCTCCTGCCATACGTGCGTGCGTTCGCAGAAGTCGCGCAGCGTATGCCGCAAGGCATTGAGCGCAACCGCCTCCGGGCATCCCGTTGCTTCAAGGTAAATGTCGGGCAGGAAGTCGCTCAGGTTCACAGGCCAAGCCCTCCGCGATATTGCTCAAGGTAGGCGCCCGCCTTGGCGGACGAGGCTTCCTCGGTTTCCTCAAGGAAGGCGCGATGCAGCACCCACGCCAGAAGCGGGACTTCGTATTCGTCGGCCATGCCGATGTCGTCGGTGTCCTCCGTGAGCACGGCAGGATAGGCGGCAAGCTCAATCTCCACGTGAACGGATGGAGAAGCAGGAACGGCTGGATACACCAGATAGGTGCGCTGCCTGGGGTCTTCTAGCGCAAACTCCTTTACCGCCGTTCCTGTGCCGCCCATCCAAGACGATGCGAACGCATCCAAGGCGGCGCGGTCCACCTGGCGGATGATGGCCCCAGGTGTCGCGCCGTCTGCGCCCATGTTACGGACCACGCTGAAGAAGTGTGCGCAATCCGTGGGCACCGACTGCGACGCGCCCGCATCCAACGTCACAGAACGCCTAGATCGGAACCGCTCGGGCACGTCAGCGACAATGCGCCGCCGTGCTTCGTTCAGGTAGTCCAGCAGGCTAGCCGATGTCCAGCGGGTAGCGCCGGTATCCTGAAGCAGCTTACCGGCGCGGGAGAGGATGACGGATGCGAGCACGGTATTAGCGCAGGTTGTGCTTCATCATGGACGGGCGCGCTTCCGCAGGAGCCTTGATGGGGCCGAGCTGGTCGCTGTAGCCGTACATGGTGTACGCGAAGCGGTCCACGTCGCGCTCGCTCACCTCGATTTGCCCGGTCACTGGGTTGTTGACGGGCTCATAGACCGTGAACACCGCGCCCTTGATACAGGACTCGAACACGGGCTCCGGGATGTCCACCTCGACGTTTCGCTTGATGACGTAGGCGCGCCCGTTCAGACCTACCTTCACGTCGTTGTTGCCGTCCTGGCCGTCAGACTTGTGGATCTTGATGCGGACCTTGCGCACACCCTTGGGAATGGCGTCTTCTGCGTCCTCGATTTCTCCGTTGGCTTCACGCATTTGGTAATCCTCGGCGTCGCGCAACTCGCGCAGCTTATGGATCATTTCTCCCTTGGTCATTTTCGGGTCGAACTTCACACCGAAACTGTCGCGCGCCTCGTTCATCAGCGCGGGACGGTCCCAATCGTTCATGTTGTCAGACATTCGTTTTCTCCAGACGGTAAAAGGGCCTCGCGTTCGTGAGGCCCTTATGGTTGGTGGTTACTCGGGAGCGGATACGTTGGCGCTGAACGGGGTAGCTTCAGAGCCGCCCGACTGCGTGATGAAACCCTCAACCAGCCACAGGCCGGCGGCCATGTCGGTAAACTGGAACCAATCGCCGACCTTGCCGCCAGTTGCCGTGCCGTCAAGGCTGATCGTGTCGTCGCCGGATTCGGCCTTCCAGGCGAGTGCGGCATCGGCGTCGTCGTCCACACCGAGAACGCCGCCAAGGAAACCATCATCCGTGTCGTCCGCAACGGCGATTGTCATGGCCGTGGCGGCCGTCTTCAGGACAACCTTGAAGCGAGCGCCGCTGCCCGTTGCACTTGGCAGGGTGATTGCTCCATCGGCATCGCTGAAGTAAACGACACGGTCGCCATGCGTAGCTGCCGACAAGGCAAGCGCAATATCGGTTACGCCAACGATTCGGCCTGACAAGTCGGCTACCGCATTGATCTCGGCGGCAGTCGCCGTTACCTCAGTACCGTGGATCTTGAAGTTGCTGGCGAGGTTCAGGCGGATTTCGTTGCTAAGGTTGCCAAGGAGTTCCGTCAGCGCATTGCGCGTGGCGTGGTCCTTGACATCCTTCAGCCACTTGATGGTGCTTGCTACATAGTCACCCATGGCGCACCCCCTTAGAACGCATCAGGAATGACGGTCACCAGGTCGTAATAGGTGTCCGTGATGCCTGCCGCGCCGTTGTCGGTGGTGCCGGCCGTGTAGGTGGTGGCCGAGTCAGTTTCGATCTTGAATGCGCCGAGCACCGCCTGATCTTCGGGCGCATCAGGAAGATAGGCGTCGCCGCCTGCCGCAACTTCCTCGCCCTTGGTGGTGACAACCGTGCCATCGGCCTTCACCGACACCAGATACATGCACTTGGTCGATTTGGCCTGAACGGCATTTGCGGTGATGGCAACGTTGTCGCCGTCCGCCAGGTGGTACAGCACGCCGTTGATGCAGAAATCGACGCCTGCTCCGTTGGGTGCGGCGGTCTTGATGGTCGCTGCGTTGGTGCCCTCGGCAAGCCCTGCCTTGGAGAGCGAGCGAGTCAGGAGCGCATTGCGCAGCGCCTGCGATTGGATGTGGTCAATGTCAGACATGATGATTACCTCACGAATTGATAGGCCCTGCGTCACACAGGGCCGAGATGACGGTGATTACGGGTTCTCGCTGACGGCCACGTAGCCCACGCCCATCCACAGGTCGTTCAGGATGACGGCGGTGTGATAGGTCTTCCAGCCGACAGATCCACGCTGACCCAGCGGGTCGCCGTTGGCGGGCTTCGGGTTGACCACCATCGGGGTGATGGCGTTCTTTCCGCGCAGAGGGACCGTTGCGTAGGCGTCGCGCCCGATGTAGAGGATCGGGTACACGTCAGCATTCGCGCCGCCCGTGGTCAGCATGTCGGAGCCGCTACCGTTGAACGCCGCGCCGCCATCCTCTTCCGGTGCCATCAGCGTGGAGCACAGATAGCGCACGTTCTCCACCTTGCCGACTTCGTGCGGATAGGGGGTCATGTTCGCGTACTGCTCCACCGGGATGAAGCCGGGCATGTTGCGGATGTCGGATTCCACGTCGGTGTGCGTGATGGCGATGTAGGCGGGCGCAACCGGGCTGGTGCCGTACTCGACGGTCGGGCGCACGATCTTGGTGATGGGCCGCGAAAGCTGGCGCTTCAGCGCTCGGGTAATCTTGCGCTGGAACGTCAGGCCAATCGGCGTGTTCACGTCGGTGATGGCCGCGCCGTTAGCGTAGAAACGGTTGGTGCCGGCCTTCAGGACGCCGTAGGTCACAATTTCCAGCATCTGCGGCGCTTGCTCGGCAAGCACGTCGGTCATCTCGCGCAGAACCGGATCTTCGTGGGTGTCGGCAACCACGTCCGTCAACTCCATCCAGTCGCCGTACTGCGTCAGGTTCGCAGTCACGTCGGTCTTGGTGAGCTTCTTGGCAGTCGGGGTGACGCCCTCGGTCAGCGCCTTCGGCGTGTTGTCCAACGCCTCGTAGCGACGGAAGATGATCGACTTCGTGCTGTTGGGAGGAATGGGCTGGCTCTGACCGAACATCGCCAAAATGGCTTGTTCGATGGCGCGCTCAAGGAAGTCTTTTGCCACATAAGCGGCGGTACGCGGCGAAATATCGCCGTAGGTGGTTACACCGGACATGATTTGTTACCTCTTAGGCTCGTGTCGCCTCATCCCATGCCGCGTCAAAATCGTTCTTGTCGGCCCGCCCACCGGGGCGTCGGCCACTCGTCCGATGTCTGACGGCTGCCATGGCGTCGGCGTCGTCGGTTTCTGTTTGCTTGTTGGGTTCGCTTGCCGCCTTCTGTGCGCCCTTGTAGGCGTCCAGCATGGCGATCACCTCTTGCGCATTGCCTGCTTGCAGGATGCGCGCGTATTCCAGGGCATCTTTACCGGGTAGCGTTTCGATCCAGGCGGGAAGCTTTTCGACGTGCTCTCGCCAGTCGTTGTGCTTGGCCTCGATGGCTGAGAAGTGGGAGGCTACAACCGCCTCTTGTTCGGCTTCTTGCTCGGCGGCATGTTCGTGCTGGATGCGCTCTTTCGACGTATCGACGGTCGCTTTTACGGTATCGTCGCTTTGCGCCTCAAGACGCTCTCGAACCATGGATGTGATGTGGTCGAAGTCCTCATCCTCTCCATAGGTCTGAATCCATTCCTCCAGCTTCTTGCGGTCGCCTTGCTGGAAGCGCTGCTCCATGGATTTCAAGCGCTGCTCCATCTGTTGCCGCGCTTCACGCTCTCTCTCAAGCTCGGCATCGGACTTCTTCAGTCGCCCTTCCCATGACCGCATACGCTGCTCGGCCTCAGCCCTAGCCTTCTCGGCGGCCTCGGCCTTTGCTCGCCAGTCCTCTTCCTGCTCGCCACTCGTAGCCTGCTCGACCGGCTCGCCGCCTGTTCCGGCCTCTTCTGAGGTGTCGGGCTTGGCCGCTTGCTCTGAGGGTTCTTCCTGTTCGGAAGTCGCTTCATTGAACGCCTTGTCGAATTCGCTCTCGGTGTTGCCCTGCTCGTTGCTCATGCCTTCTCCGGGTTGCCTATGCAGTGTCCAGACGTGAAAAACCCGGCACATGGCCGGGCTGGTTTGGTGCGGTTATCCCTTTCGGGGACCGCTAGGTATATGCGCCGTCGCGCTGCTCAAGATGCTCGTCCGGGTCCTTTCCGAACTCGACGTATAGCCTCTTTAGCAAACGCGCCTCGGCTTTCAGTGCTGACTCCTGCCCGTCGCTCGCATCCACCAAACGCTCTTTGGTTTCCTCGTAGAGGGCCTGTAGGTATTGGCGTACAAGCGACACGCCGGAGCCGGTTCGAAGTTGCCTCACTTGATTGAGGATTTCTGCGCTCATGCGGGAATGCCTCGTCCCATGGCGCGGATGCGCTCCTTCTGGACATCAGCCATTGCGCCCACCTGTGCGCGCTCCATGGCGCGCTGATGATCAAGCGCCTTGTCCTGCTGCGCGGCCTGCATCGCCTGCTGCTGCATCGTGGCCTGCTGCTGCATAGCCTCGCGCTCCTTCGCCACCTCGTCATCGGTCTTCACGAACCGATCTGCGTCAACGTCGCGCGCCTTCACGCGCTCTCTCAGCAACTCGCCACGCTTGATGTACGGGCCGTCGATTTCGTCCTTGGTGGTTTGCGCGAGCATGTCCAGCGATTCGGCGTAGACCTCGCGAGCCACCAGCGCCGTGGAACCGCGCGCCTTGATGGAGAAATCGCCCTTGATGTCATCGCGGGGATTCCACTTCATGTTCCAATCGTACAGGTTGGAAATAAACGGCCCGGTCACGCCGTCGTCGAAATTCTCCATGATGTCCTTCACGGTCACGCGCTGAGCACCCATCAGCATGGAGATCCCGCGCGCCGTTCCACCGGCCTGCTTGTCGCTCTGGCCCTGCACGTAGGAAGGGACAGTGGATACCTCGTCGTTCAGTTCTTTCCACATGCGGAACATCGCCATGAACTCCGCCGTGTTGGAACCTAGATTCGTCACGCGCACTGCCGGGTATTGCGCCTCAAGCCCGGTGGCGTAGGTCACGTACACCTTGAACGGGAAAAGTTCCGTCGGGTTGGGGTCCTTGCATACGGCGGTGTTCACCTCTACCAGCGGACCCGCAGTAATAGCCGCGTTGTCCTGCATGACGCGAATCGACGCATTCGCGCCGGTCTGCGTGTCACGGATGGCGTACGGAAGCCCGCGCCCAAAGATGGATGTCTCGTCCTTCTCGAAGTAGTAGAAGTAGTACGGCCGCCACTGTTTGTTGGTCTTGTTCAGTGCCGCCTTGATTACGATGTCGCCGAGAATCCAGATGTTGGCCTCGACCTCTTCGCACAGCATGTCATCCGGCACATTCACGCCGAGCGCAGCGATTTCATCGCCCGTCACAAGGCCCCAGTATTCCAGTACCTCGTAGCGGCGGCGGCGGTCAAGCGCCTTGTATACCTGATCTCGTGAGCCCGCCCGCAACTCTGATTCCCAGTTCTTGACCTGGGCATCGCCATGCGGAAACGCCTTGATGTACTCAAGGATGGCTTCGCCACGGAAATCCTTGCGCTTGGCGAGTTTGCGCAATTGCTGGCGGTTGTAGACGTGCCGTTCAAATACGAATTCGGCATCGGAAAGACTGTTGACCGACATGTCCGGGTAGCAGTCCCACAGCGGGATTGCCTCAACGTAGGGCTTACGGCGCTCTACAGTGCGCAGGACCCATTGACCGCCAATCAGCTCGTACGCCTGCTCATCGGTTACTTCAACCATCGGCCCTTTGAGCACGCCAGTACCGAACAAGTGCCCGGAATGGATGACGCTGCGAACGTGCTGAGGGTACTTGCTCTCCGAAAGCTGGTCGTCGATCTCCTTCGCCATGCGCTCCGCCCGCGCCTTGGCTTCCTGCTGCACAGCCGTTCGTACCTCTTCCTCATTGGGAAGTAGCATGGGCGGGATATTTCCCGCCTTGATAAGCTTGGCAAACTGCTCGACAGGCACAGGAAGCGGCTCTCCGCTCTGCTCTGCTGCTTGCGCCACCTCTGACAGTTTGCCAAGCGCAATTGCTTGGACGATGTCGCCGTGCTGCTCAGGCTCTACGGTTGCAATAGGCGTTGCCTCAATGGCGTAATTCTTCTCGCCGCCACCGGGGAACAGCATGTCGTAAATCTGCGCATCCAGCGTCTTGACCTTGACGCGGGTCAGGCGGATGAACGACTTGGACCGCTTGGGGTGGATCTTCGCCAATACCTCCGGGTCATACTCGCCGTTGTACTGGCGCAGGTCTTTCAGCCACTCCTGCTCGATGTCGCGGCGCTCGGCCTCAACTTCGGCGAATTCGCTGCGCAGGCGGATGCCAAGACTTGAGCCAAAGGACTCCTTCAGCGCTGTGACTTCGGCTGGCTGGGTGATGATGTCTTGCGCGTCAAACATCAAGCGGGACGCCACACGAAGGATACATTGGTCTGCGTGGTGAGGTCTGCGCAGATGCCGTGCTCGAACATGGCGCAGACCTCATAGAATCCGGGTACAGGGTCCGCCAGATAGATTTTCACGTTTCCGTCGCCGTCGCTTGCGTGGTCTGACACCTCCACGATACCGCCCTCAACATCCTTGCCTATGATGATGGCCTCAAGAATGGCCTGTCCGGCAAACACCACTTGATCTGCCCCTGCTGCGGCAATGTAGGTGATCCGATTTGTCCGCTTGCTCATGCTCAATACCCCGCAGCCGTTGCCGGCTGGTAGTCCTGTTTCGGCTGATTCGATTTCTGCTCGAAGCGTTTCGCGATGATGGGCCAGACATGGTTGGCGCAGGCGTATTCCAAGGCGTCCATCGGATGCGAATACTTGTTTTTGTCCGGGGTGTCGTGGTAGCGGTCAGAGCCAGTTACCTGCACGCGTTTGTGCTGATAGCCACCCTGCAACCCCTTGCGAATCATGTTGCAGCGAGGGTGAATTTGCAGCATCGGACGCCCGCCCACCAAGTGGGTCAGGCCATAGCGCACAGACTCTAGCCGCGCAAGAAGCGTCTGGATGCCCGGCTGAATGTCGATCCCTTTGGCCTTCAGCATCATGAATGCTGTCTTCTCGTCGGCCTCGCTGCGTCCTGCGCCCGCCGGGTCGCCCACGTCCTCAAACGTGGCGGTCGGGTAATAGAGCGCGGAATGGTGCAATACCTGTTCAGCGAACCGCTCAGCACCCATGTCATCGGCAACAAGCTCATCGAGCACCAGAATGCGCGGCTCTGCGGTCACCTGGATAAATACACAGGCCGGGGTTAAGCCGAAGTCCCACCCTCGCAGAATCGCGCGCTTGTCGATGGATTGCAGGTCTGGATTTACGACCAGGTGATCGTTGTACTCGGGGAACACCGGCTTTCCATCGAACACCGCTCCGTACTCGTTGGCGAGGTTGACGGAAATCCAGGCGTCCGACTTGCCCTCCATACCGCGCTCGTAATAGCCGCCTGGAAGGTTGCGCAGGTTCTCGGCCTTCGGGTTGGGTCGCCACTTGATGCGCCCCATGCCGTCTACGCCGTCGCGCGTGACGCCTCCGGGCTGACTCAAGAACTCCCACCCCTTCGGGGCTGACTGCTCCAACTCGTACAGCCAATGGTCTTGGTCGGGCGAGTTAGTGTCGCCAATCATCCCGTGCCACGTTGGGCCGCCATCCATTGCGGACGGATAGCGCCCGTGCCGAAGGTCGGCCATATCAATGACGGCCTTCACCAACTCCTTGACCTCGTTGAGCCAGAAGCCAGTAACCTGTGCGCCACGGAGCTTCTTTACGTGGTCGGGCCTGTCCAGCGCGAGGAAAATGACCTCGGACAGAACTGTCGTTCCGTCCTCAAGCGAGAAATTCAGGCGATGCGTGGGAGGCTCCATGCCGCCCGCCTTGAACTTACCCAGGTCCCCAAACAGTTCCAGCCAATCTTTGATGGTGGTGCCCATCAAATCCGGGTAGGTGTTTCGTACAGCAATCCAACGGGTCTTGCGCAGCCCCTGCGCGTTCGGGGTCTGCTCAGTCATTAGCTTTAGGAGTTTCTGGCAGGACTGATACGTCTTGCCGCTCCCGAGCGGTCCGCGAATGAAGCACACGCGCGACCGGCTTTGCATGTACCGCTCAAGGGTGGCCCCTTGCGGCTTCATGCGGATTTCAATCGTCGCCACGGGTGCCGGTGAAGTCCTTGATGATAACGGTGGTATTTTGCTGCTCGTTGTCGCGCTCAAACAGGCCAAGGTGCTTCATGGCCTTCTCGATGGCGCTGTTCTTGTCCCACAATTTGACCTTCTTGGTGCCGGTCACTACTTCGTCGCCCGATTCGTGGCGCTCAACGGTGAATTCAACCGATGCCACAGCGCCAGCCATATCATCTTCCCAATCGCGGATGGCGATGATATTGCCGTTCTCGTCGAACAGCTTTCGAGGATCGGCATGAACAATCTTTGCCAGTTCAGCGATGACAGACTCGGCAGTCAATTCGTACTTCTTTGCGAGGCTTTCGCGGCGCTCACTCAGGGATGTATTAACCTCAACGTCCTTCAACAACCGCTGACCTTGGCTGTATGCAGTCTTTGCACTGAACCCCGCCGCCTTTGCTGCCTCTGTAGCATTCCCGCCATTGGCGATATATGCCTCAACAAACAGCCTCCTGCGGTGTTCTGCGGCCTCCCTAGACGTACCGGGCTTCACTCTCTGCTTATTCCCCTTCGGCGCAGCCATCACTTGCCCTTGCCGCCTTTGTTCTTCTTGCCTTTCTTGCAGGCCATCATTTATCCCCCCTTACCCGCGCCTTGTTCAGGCGATAGTTCAGCCAGTGGAACGCCAGCGCCGCGATAGTCATTGTGATAGTGCACGTAATACCGATGATTTGCGCCCATTCGGCGAGAGTGAACGAACTCACAATTGTTATGACTCCTGCGCCGATGGATGTCCTGGTCGCGATAGGCTCGGCTTGCTGGACGAAGTGGGTAAGGTGGTCGCTCATCGGGCTGTCACTGTGTCTGCGTACTCGTAGCAGGCTTCAAGTGC